TGCATCATCTTTGCTTGCGCGGAGATCATCGCGGCCTGATTTGGCAAGGCTTGCGATGCCAACTCCTGCTGCTGCTGATCCTGCCGCTGCATCCGCCGCGCCTTGATCAGGTTGGGCGATGCCATCCAACTGGTGGGGCTCCCCTGGATATCGGCGATATCTCTAATCGCGGTGTCGAAATCAAACATGTCGAGATGCGACAGGTCTTGCGTCGCGTTGACAATCTGGAGCGCAGTGTCGACGGTGCGCAGGTAACCAGCCGCTTCACCACTTCGCATCATGCGGTTGAGGAGCGAGGTGTACTCGATCTGGTACTCGCCACCGGCTTCGCGCAGTTCCGGCGGCATCGGTGGCAACTTTTTCTGATAGCTGAGGATATCGAGTTCGCGATCAATCATCGGACCCAGGAACTCGGCCTGCCGTGAGACCATCGGCCCAATCAATGTTCCTTTTTCTTGCAGCCGAGCCAGCACCTCGGTGGCAGTCATTTGGGGGCGGTCCTTGATCAATATGTCGAAGAGGCTGGTCAGGAACGACTGCTTGATGATGTCGGTCTCGACCGCGAGCAGTTCTTCACCGACTTGGATATTCCCGACCGGCAACGGATGCACCAGCGGCCGACCGTCTTGCGACACCCCGCCGATGTTCATCGCACCCGGTCGCAGATCGACCGCCCCGGTTAGACTATCATCCGCGATCAGCAGCACGGGATCGGCGACTCGGTGACCGGCACGCAGCCACATCGACTTGATTGCATTCGCCGACTTCAAGCTCGGCAGGCACGCCATCGCGGGCGACCGACCGTATACTTCTCTCGGTGCGACTGTATAGCGACCGACAGCAAACGGCCAGGACCGGTAATGCCCGGACCGCAATAGCACCGGCCCCGATATCGAGATGTAATCCGAGTTCCACGGAGAACCGCGTTTACCTGGACGACCGGGTTCCCAATCCGGGTTCATCGAGACGTGGTGCAGGAACTCGTATTGCCATTGGCTGCCCTGCTCCAGCGGTCCGCGCAAGGTCTCGGGGAAGTTTTCGGCACCGAATGCCTCGTAGCATTGTCTCGCGGTCAGTCTGAAATATCTAATAAATCCAATGATCTTACCCTGGTGATCGGCGTATAGATATACCTCACCAAACGGCAGCGCGGTGTACCGGATGCCTTTGCGCCCATAGATCGGGTCGTCGAGTTCGTCGACCAGCATGCACATCGTGCCGAACGCACCGAGATTGAGAAACGACGTGTACGACTGCGCCAGGAAGTTGGACGTGGCGGCATAGCGCTCCGAGAACAGGATATTGGTCACCTGCTCAAAGTAGAGCGCGACACGCCGGCTCTTGTTCAAGTATGGGTTATTGGTCGAGAGTTGGTGCCATTTAATGTTGGTCGGGGTCAGCAGCTCACCCATGATCGAGGCGAACTGTTGCAGCGCGAGCATCCCAGAACTGTCGACCATGCGTTCTGTGCGCTTTGCGCCCGGATAATTGTAACTCCCCCACATGAAAGTGGAGCGAGCCTCGGGATAGATCAGCGAGGCAACTTCTTCACACTGTTCATTGAGCACAGTCTTCCACGTGTATAGCTGCCAGAAAATTTGCAGCGTATCGGTGATCTTATCTTGTTCTGCTTGGGTCGGTGTGCGCGGCTTTACCGGGAGGTTAAAATCTACCATTCAATTAGAAAGTACTCCCTATCAAATATCGCTGTAACCGTACTGCGGGAACTGCTTGGGGAACTTGCGTCCGAGCCAGTCGGTATTGGCCTTACGATCCGGTGAGACTTCCATCAGTCGGTCTGCGGTTCCCGGCACCGCCGTCGTTATGTTTCGGTCGTTGGTGCCCGGCCCCATTCGGCTCCGGTCATACGTAGCGGGATATTGCTCGGGTTGACCGGCGGGGGAAGCAGGTGCAGGTGCAGACGGGGGAGATGGCGACAGCGGCACCGCGAACATGTCGAGGGTACGACTGCTCGGCTGCGGCGGCGAACCATCATTGATCGAGAAAATACCAGCCATGCTCATGTCAGTACGGGCTCCCGCTTTGCGTGAGAATGTTCATTAGAACGGGCTCCCACTAATGTTACCGGCCCCATAACCCCCGAAGCCCATCATGTTGCCGATGCGGCTGGCGCCGGGAGTGCCACCGAGTGTCGGGTTGCCGGCCGCGAACATCTTGCGACGGCGTTCCTCGATCTCGCGCTGAAGCTCGTTCGACGGGTCGGCGAACATGCCGGCGGTGCTGGTGCTGTTCTGCGGGTTATAGGCATTAGCCATTGCGGTATCACCAATATGAAGGGGCGTCGTATTTATCGAGGGGGTTGGTTCCTGCCGTCACCAAGACGCAAGCGGATTGAAGTCCGCCCCGATGGCAATGCCCGATACCGGCTTCTTGGGTCCACCGAGGGAGAGCGACACGTGACCGACACCAGCACCGATCGGACCGGGTCGCGCAGCGCGCTTCATCATCATGCCGTAGCGCGTCGCATCGAGCAGGTGGTCGCGCACCTTGACGATCTTGCCGTTATTGTCGCGATGGTATGATCGATATTCATCGAACCAGTCATGTAAATTGGCTTTTACTCGGAACCGGCCATCCATCATCCGCTGCTGCATTTCCAGCAGACCGGCTTCGACTGAGACCCCGCCATCGGGGTGGGTCGCGTGGTTCGGCAGGAAATGCAGTCCGAACTGCTTGTACTGCGAGATGATCGTCTCGCCGGTGCCGCGTTCATGGGAGTGCCCGTCTGCGGGGTAGGCAATCCGTACATCCGGGGCCTTGCGCTGGAGCGCGGCGGCATGTTCGGCCGGGCGGGAATTTTCTAACCTTATGGTGTCGATGACGTAGACGGTGTCGTTGTCGACATCCCAGGCGAGCAGAACCGCAGCAAAGCACTGGTAACCAAAGTCGCAGCCCCAGATTTTTTTGAAGTGCAACGGCGGCTGGAACTCGGCACCGACCGCGAGCGTCGTCTCTAGCTGAGTGAAGATCGCACCACTACCCAAGGTCGGGTCGCCGTTCTCGCGGGCACCACGTTCATGGATCGGGTAGCTGGCAAGACGTTGACGCTTTTCTTCGTCCGAGAAATGCTTGGCATCCTTCAGCCCCATCTTGACGACGCCACGGTCCTTGCGGGCATCCTCGCTGTCGTCGCGCAGGAAGCGCGAGACGACCTCGGAAAATCCCTGGAGCGGGGTGAACGTCACCCAGATCACGCCGTCGCCCCGTAGTCGCGCAATGGCTTCTGCGTAATGCTGGGCGGGTGGCTCTTCGTCGACCCAAATCCAATCGAGGGTCGAGCCCATCCAGGTCGACACATCCTGGGAATACGACTTGGTCGAGATGATCGAGATGCCGCCCGAGACATGCCGAATGCGCACCTGATCGACAAGATCGGCGGTGCCATGCGCGATCGACTTGCTGACGATCAGATGCGGTGCGACCAGACCCCGAGCTTCGGGATCGTGCAATGGGCCGAATAATTTCAGTTGGCCGATGTCGCGGATGCTGGCACCCGATGCACCGCATATCCATCCTTGGGTAGGTCTATGGAACCGCCGGCCGGTCCACCACTTGGGGTAGAGCCCGGTGGCATGCATTGCAGCTTCCGCAGCACCAGCAACGCTCTTGCCGGTCTGGTTGCCGGCTTGCAGCAGTCGCTCGCGTTTTGTCGCACCGAGTTCGTGAAACGCCCGCTGCTTGTCGTAGGGATCGTAAAAATCGAGCGGGTTCTTCGCTTGCATCTCGTCGAGCGTCTCGACGTGTTGCAGTAATTCCTTTAGTTCGTCGTCGCTAAGACTGTTGAGTGTGTCAATTATCGTCTGTGTCGTCAGGATCGTCTTGCCTCGCATTCTGCGAGCCAAGAGGCTCGCCAGCTATCGGTCGACCGATAGTTAAAGTTGCGCCATTCGTTACGACTGGCGTTGGTGGCAATAGAGATTGATTGCGTTCAAGCACCGAGGCGATGCGGGCGATCACCGACTCGCGGTCATAGGCGACGGTGACCCGTTTCTCCTGGATGGCGTGCATGCCGATGCGGTCCAAGACGCCATGCAGCACTTTCACTCGGTCGCGGGCATTCTTGTTGCCGATGATCTCATCGAGTGCGTTGACCACCCGTGGCAGCTTGGAGCGGTAGACATTGGCGCCGACTTCGACCATCGCGGCGTGCACCAACGGGTTCGCCATCAACCGCTGCGCCATCTTCTTGCAGGCTTCCTCGTTGCCCTTGTAGCCCATCCGCCACAGCACTTGCCGCTGGCCGAGATCAGGATAATCGAAGCAGGCTTCGACATACTTGCGCTGGAACGGCGTGCAAGCCTGCATCGCCGGCCCATAGCTGGATTTGCCCTTTGGGTTATTCTTCGGCGTTTTACTTGGGTTAGGGTGGGCCATCGCGAATATTTACTTCGGAAACTGTCCCGGCGCGGGGGAAAAGGCTTTTTTGCTGGCTCTCTCTACGGACGACTGCCGCCGGCCGCGCGTGAAGCGATCCTTGGCCCCACCCGGCATCCCACCCCGGTATATTGCCGGTCACCCTCCCACGCGATACGCCTGAACAAATGATGAACATCGCGCGCATTCGGACTCATGCGCAGCGCATTCGGACTCGTGCTATCGAAAAATCAATGGGTTAGCGGTGGTGTGGCCAGTCATTTACAGCCCAGACAGCAGGTGGCAGGTGGCGCTGCGATGCTGTCTGGGACAGAAGTTAGAGGGTCGGGCGCTCGGTGCACAAGCAAATCGCGTGACTTTTGCGCGTACGTAGAGCGGAACTCTTCTTCGCGACCAGCATCTTTAGCTTCTTGCAACTTGTCCTGATACCAACTCATGGTGTAAAGCTAGGCCGAACCGCGAGGCATGCAACCATCCCAAGTAAAGCGTTTGTTTATCGTTTTAGCACTGCCCAAAAAGTAGGTCTTCCCTCAATCCCTCACTCACAGTCCTCTTAGGACTGTGTGAGGGTGAGGGATGAGGGAGATGACTGATCCCTCAATCCCTCAACCCGATCCCTCAGTGAGGGATGGCAGTTTTGCTGGGTTTTTGACCATGCTGAGGGATTGCTGAGGGATCGCTGAGGGATGCGCCGTTGACTATCCTATTACGCAATGAGGGATCGAGTGAGGGACCACTTGCAGTTGAAATGTCATCATCGACGTACCATCGCCAGCTTGCCCGCTTGGTGGCGCTGACATTGTGTGCCAGATCATCGAAGTCGCTCGGCTCGTCCCCTTTGACCTGCCGATCGATGACGTTCTCCAATTTCTTCATCATCGATTTCCACCGCCAGTCGTAATCATCACCAAGCGGGGTGATACGTTTGGCAAGTTCCATGCTGCTGAAATTGGCATCGGGATTGTCGAATTTCGCTTCAGCCAAATTATAGCGTATTTGGCAAGCGAGATCGCGATCGAGATTGCGCTTCTGCAATCCCAGGTTATGTTCGTCCTCTTCGATCGGGGCTTCGATGCGACGCGGCACCGGCACGCTATTGGGATCGACCTGATAATAGAGCTTGCGACCCTCCTGACCATCCTTGTAGCGCTCGACCTCGACGGTGATGGTGCCTTTGTGATCGTAGCTGACCAGCAACAATTCATCGGTGTTGTTGACCTGCGCATCGACACCCGCAACACGGCGTTCATTACCAGCGGGTGGGTGCGATACCAATAGCACGATGCAATCAAATGCCTTGCGAATTTTGGCGATTGGACCAAACGGACCTAGAATATCGCCGAGCATCTTATCGGTCCACCCGACCCCTGGTGTTGCGGCACCATAGGTATCAATGATCACGATGTCGGGGGCGAATCCGCTGAGCCCGGCGATCAGTTTTTCGGTCAATCCCGGTTTCAGCAATTCCGTCAGGTTGATGCCTTGGTCCATAAACACGAACCGCTCGCGTAGATCGCGCACCGTGATATTGTAGGCATCGCAATAGGCTGGCATGCGTACCTGTCCATAGAATTGCCGACCCTCGCATGCGATGTAGACAGCCTTGGCACCATGTTTGAGCACTGCATCCATCGTCATGATCGTCGCAACACCCGTCTTGTTGCTACCACGTGCCCCATTGACAAAGATCGTGTAACCGCCGGTCAGACGCGGCATCAATTTGTCGTCATCCCAATACTGGATTTCGGGCAAGTCGAGGTACTCATCGAAAAATCTGTATATCTTCGGCGCTGACTCCGTATTCTCGTTGGCGGCGCCGGTCGACTCGTCGTTCATCGTCCAATCCGTAAAAGGGTCGGTGGCTGACGCAGCTTCGTCCTTTCCTTCCATGCTGTTGGGGGGCTCGACACCCATTTGGGTAAAGAAATTATCGTTGACCGGGATATGCATCGGTCCTTTGCCTGTCAGTTCGCTCATGCGGCGTTCATAATCCTCTCGCGCCTGGATGCGGCTGGGGGGTTCCCAATCCGGGTTCTGCTTGTAGACATGATAAAAAATCGTTGCGACCGTCGCGCTGGTGCCCTTGCAATAGTCCTTCCACAGGCTGTCGACCCGCCGCAGCACCGCTGCTTGGGAAACGCCATGGCCGCCAACCCGGCGCATTGTGAACTCCTCGAACACCCGCTTTGCGGCGACCCCGAGCGATGCACAGATCGCAGCCCCATAACCCTGCCAATCCTCATCGTTCAGGTCGTTATCGGTCGCCTCGATCGCAGCGAGCACGTCCTCATCGGTCGTGGCAGATGGTTCGTAATCAAAGTCCGGTGGCTCGGGATCGGGTGGTTTGGGGTTGATCTCATCGGCCAGACTGATCCAGTCCTGCGATGCCATGATCGTGCCCGCGATATGATGGAATTGGTTGTCCGGGGTGAATTCCTCGCCATCGCGGTTGGCCCGTTTATACACACCGGGCACGTAGAACATCGTGCACGATGCCAGCTTGCCACGATCGACGCCATCCTTGGACAGCACCACCTGGAACAGCCGGGTGATCGCCTCGGTGGTTTCGCGGTAGCGTTCCTTATTGATAACGTCGCTGAGGGGCAGGATCAGCCGCCAGCGCGGTGCTGTTGGCCGGTTGCGGGCGCTCGATGAGACGACTGCCTCGAAGCCATTGACCCTGAAAAAATCGATCACCTCGTGCAGCGGGGCGCCGTCATCGCTGTCGATCAGGACGATCGCGCTATCGGTGGAATTGCTGGCATTGCGCACCGCATCGACAAAGATCGTCGGGCACAGCAGTGGTGCATCTTCCTTGATATCGTAGGTGTCGCGCGCCCAACCCTGCAACAGCGCCACCAATTCCGGCCAGCGCAGATGGTTGAGCATGCGGATCGGCGTGTTGGTGCCGACATGCGCGAAAAAAGAAATGGGAATTGTCGGCAGGATTGGTTGGCAATCCGCCGGCTCGGTACTAAATATCTGTGCAGTGCTCATGCGTTTACTCCTGATGTATGGGTCGCGTCACTCATGTTTGTATCTCCTTCACAAATGTGTGTGGTATCTCCTATTACTCTCAATGTGTGTGGACTACCCCGCCGATGCCCTCGGCGGGGTTTTTTTAACCGCGCTGTACCAATTTCGCCTCGACCTCTTCCATGTCGTAAAATTTCCGGCGCCCGATCCGCATCGGCGGCGGCAGCTTGCCGGACTTCTCCCAATTCGACCACGTGTTCCACGAAACGCCATACTTGGCTTGAACGAGCGCCGCCGCTGTGTACACCCGTCCTCTGATTTCAATCTCAGTTTTCACTTATTCCCTCACCTCTGTGTAAACTTGACGCCTAAAAATATAATCCGGTATCGCTTGACTCCAAGCTTCCGAAGTTTATTTACCTCCTATCACGGCGACAGAGGGAGAAACATGGAGCACAATTCTTATGACGAGTGGTTGGCCGCGCAGGACGAGCGGCTGATGGAAGAGCACAATGCGTATGTGATCGAACAGGTCGAGGCGTATGTCGATGCATTGCCGGATTTTGATGAATGGTTTGATCAGCATACCGACTGGCTGACCGGTGAGTACGAGCGGTTTCTGGCGGCCGAGCGCGATGCCTATGAGGAGCGCTTGAACGAGGAGTATAACGACTGGCTGTCGACGCAGAACGAGCGGCTGCATTATGAGTATAAAGCGTATTGCGAGGGGAGGAATTAGCGATGTTTATTATTGCTTTGTCGAGTGAGGTGCAGATCGGTGACACGGTCGATGCGCGGATCAATGGCGAGGATCGGCAGGTGACATGGCGCGACGCCGACACCTTGGTGATTGGCGCCGATGATGCCCGGCGTATTGTGCATCATTATTTGCTGCCGTCTTCGGATGGGGAATTGCGGCGTTTTCTTTGTTCCGACAGCGAGTAGGTAGAGGTGATGTGTAATATGGATGATCAAACTCAATTTTCTGGCCCGGCCTTTGACGCGCAGATGGAACGTGCCAGGGGCATTGCCGAACAGGCGGTCGCCATGATCGTCAAGTTTGACGAGTATGAACCGGGCACCGCGTTTGCTGCCTGGATCGACTTGATCTATTTCCTTACCGCTGTTGGCTGGCAGCCGAAACAACTGGTCAAGGATGCGGTGTTTCACGCGCGCCGCGCGCTTGCCGAATTGGAAGAAGAAACGGCCGAAGAAATGGAGGCGTGCGGTGGGTGACCGGCGGCTGGACTGATATCGATGCGTCTATTCTAACCAGGATCGCCCATCGTATTTTTCGCGAACATTTGTATCGACGGTATGCTGACGCGGTGCGTAGTCAATACGTGCCGCGATCGGCGTATCTGCCATCCCAATCTTGGACAGCAACTCTCAATCTTTAATAGGAGCCAGAAATGACATGAACACAATGGAACTCGAATTGACCTTCCCCAAAGGTTACATCGCCCACCCGTATTGGGTTGAGCGTGAGAAAGTCATCAACATCACCAAAGAATCGGGCACCAACCGGGCTCGCAGCGAGGCCAACCGGGTCAAAGCGTTGACCGATTACCTGCACAATATTGGCATGTCGATGGAGGAATACGAGGCATTGTGCCGCCGGGCCGATCGGCAGTTCTATACCGCCAAGGATGTCGAGGAATTGACGTTTGGCGAATTCCCGGTCGGTGATCACGATCCGGCCGAGATCGTCATCCCGCCGCACCAAATTTTGGGTTGCCTGACCCAGGCGGCCGATCAAGCGCGCGCTGCCAACCGGGTCGTCAAGCGGGATCAGGTGCGCTCGACCTTTGTCGTGCAGCCGATCTATACCGGCAAGACGACCAGCGATGGGGTCTGGGAGCGCTTTGCCGTCGTGACGGGTGGTGCTGGCAACAAGCTGAGTAACCAGCGGGCATTGCGCCGCAATGAGTTCGTCCGCGACTTCACCGGCCGGCTCGTCATCGAGTTTGATCAGCAGCAGCACGATCCGCGCCGGGTGCGGGATTTTGTCGCCTTTGCCGGTCGCGATATCGGGATGGGTAGCTCGCGGCGCCTCGGCTGGGGCCGGTTCACTGTTGCCTAAAGCGGCGACTACGCTACGGCGGCGCTTACGCTACGGCATCGCCAACGGCAGCGACACCGCGATGCGTCGCACTGTCGGCGTCGTCGTCTTCGTTTCGCCGACGATATACCGATGCTTCGGCATCGACTGCGTGTCGGTATAGTCTTCGCCACAGCGTCGCAACGCTTCGGTCTTCGACCGATATATCGCAAAGCGATGCCATGCCACGCCACGACTACGTCGATATATTGTCTACGCCGTCGACTTCGCCACCGCCCCATCGACGCCACCGTCAACGCATCGCCATGGGTCGCCAGCGCGTCGCCACCGTCATCGCACCGCAGCGGAGCGCAATGCGCAGCTACGACCACGTTTTCGCGTCGTCGCCTCCTACGCCATCGTCTCTGTCAGCGCGTCGCATCGATCACGCCAAAAAAAAGCCGCCGGGCGATGTCCACCCGGCGGCTTCATCGTGTTGACGATGTCTACGGTCTGGTTTCGACGGCCGCATCCTTGCGAATGCTGTTGCGGTATTCGATCAGCTTGGGATTGCCGATCATCGCCTCGCTCGCCTCGCGCAGCATCGTGGTGTCCATCTCGCTGTCATCGAGTTCGCGGGTCACCTTGCCCTCGGCATCGACCTCGAACACGCCGACGAACTGCACCGGGTGGTTCGAGTTGTGGTGATGCAAATCCCACTCGAACATCAAGGCGCGACCCCCTTCGGGCTGCCAGTATATCTCGGCGGTGCGGAGGGTCTGGCGGCGCTTCTCGCTGTGCGGGGAGCCGGTGATCTTGATCCAGATGATATCCTCCAGCCGGTCGGCGATCTGCGTGCGCAGCCGCAGCCGCTCGTCGTCGGTACTGGCATCGAGGCTTTCTTGCCGCCAGTCGAGCATCTCCTGGAGCCGCGAGCGGGTGATCGGTTTCCGCTCTGCAATCATCCCCTCCTGCGCCTCGATCTTGCGCTCCAGATCGGCGATCTCCTGCCGGGGGTAGGTCCGGCCCTTCTTATACTGCCGCAACTCGTGCAGGTGGTTGTGCATCGCGCTCAGATCGGCCAGCAGTTCGACAAGCTCGGGGTCGTTGACCGCGACCTCATCGAGATCATCGCTGTGCCCGATCATGAACTTGATCACCAGGAACGTCTGATCTTCGAGGATATCGTAGGGGTAGTTGAGCGGGTAATCGCAGCTAGTATGCTCGCGGTGGCCGGAACAGACGAGATAATGGCCGTGGGTCTTGGTGCTCGCGGCATAATAGAGCGGGCTGCCGCAATGCGCACAGACCGCAATACCGCCCGTGAACAGGTTGGTAAAGTGCTTGCCTTTCCGACCACCCCCGCCGTTGCGGCGCTCACCGCGTATGACCTGCACTTCCCAGAACAGGGTCGGCGGAATCATCACCGGGAAGAACCCTTCCTTCGCCTCGCCGGATGCGACATGCCGGTCCGCTTGCAGTTCGCCATCGACCCATTGCCCGGCGACCCATTCGCCCGGCTGGTAGGTGCCGATCACCGAGGGGTTGCGCAGGATCGCGCCGACCGAGGCCGGCGCCCACTTGCCTTTGACCTTGCGCAGTTGCCGATTGAAGTGGGAGGTGAAGGTCGGCACCCCCTCGCGGTTGAGGATATGCGCGATCTCGCGATTGCCGAAACCCTTTTTCGCGAGTTCGAAGATGTACCGGACGATCTTGCGTTTCTCGCTGTCAACCCAGAACAGCGGATGGCGCGGGGTGGCCTCGACCCACGGGGCGACCGGCTTCTCGCCCGGTTTCTTGCGCTTCAGCCAGCGCGGCAGAAACCCGTTGACCGGGATGCCGGTCTCGTCGATCTCGCGCCGTGCCTTGGCATTAGTGATTTTACGGCGCTCCGATGCGAGCTTCGATGGCAGGTGCGCCGCGCTCATCGCGACGATGCTATTGAACAGCATCATCTCGCCGGCCTGACCCAGCCGGTCCATCACTTCGCCGTCATAGACCATGCGGTCGATCGCGGTGCAGATGACGATGCCGTAATTGATCAGGTCGAGGAACATCGGTAGCGCGACCCGCCGCACCTGCTCGCGCGTCAATCGATCGAAGGCTTCGATCAGCAGCACCCGGCCGGGCTTGATCTTACGCTCGCGCACCAGTTCGAGATAGCGCTTGAGGGCACCGCGCTTGCGATTGGCCCCGTGGAAACCGCTGCGCCCCAAGTCGTCGTAGGTCACGCCGAGCACGAGACCGAGTTCATTCTCGACCCACTTGCGCGCTTCCTCCTGACGCTCAAGTGATTTGCCATCACGCTGTGGTAGTGTCGAGAACCGATTATAGGGATCATACTCGCGACCCCGGAGATAGCCATAGTCGAACATTATCATCACTGCCTCCAATACTGCGGATATACTTATCTACAGGGTTAGGCAGGATTGTACCCAATGTTGGAAGCCATTCGGTACATTCTTTCGAGCCTGCCTCGGCCCTGCACCATCGTCTATGCGATATCTTGCGCGACGCTGTCAAGCAGGTAAAAAACCGGCTCGGGCAAGCCTAGTCAACGGATTTTCGTAAAACAATACTTTTTAACACGGGTTTTGGCCCTATTCGGAAGATAGGGGCATGATGACGGTGATGACATTTCCTGCGCAGCCACCGGCCTATATTATGGACCGGCTGCACGAACTCTATTGGACCGATGGTGCCGTCTTGCGAAAACGCAAGGATGACAAGCGGATTACCGACCCCTATATCCGGCCGCCGTGGCGGGTCGCCGCCGACGTAATGTATAAGGTTGACGACGTGATCCGCTGGCTCGCCTGGGAGCCGGACCGGCCGGCATCGACCGCTCCGTTCGCATCGATCTTCATTTAAATAGCGGGTGTCGACCAAGCTGACCCCCGAAGAGAAAATCCGCGCCAAGGTGCAGGCGGCGCACACCGAACTGATGGAGATCGCGGCACGGCAGGAGCCCGGCCGCGCGATCGTGCGTGCGTTCTATCTGGCGAACCCACCGCCCCCACCACCGCCGCCGGTCGATGGTGATGCCATGGTGATGCGCTCACCGCGAGCGCATGATGGCCGGCACGTCGCGGCCTGGATGATCGCGCAGCTACGGGATTGGAAGTCGGCCGAGCCGACCGTCTCGATGTCGGAACTCTCGCGCCGGTCCGGTTTGGCGACCAGCACGATCAAGAGATATTTGGTCTAGCTGGTCTGCTTCCACTCGCCGCACCAATCGGTCGGTTTGGCGAGTGGAAATGCGTATTGGGTCCGGCCGGCGCCGGCCGTTGCCGGGTCAAGCATCGCGGTCGGCGGAAACCGCAGACATTGGTTCGACCCATTGAAATACTGGCAGTTGCTACACGACTGATTGCTTGGCTTCATACTCCTTATTTATCGAGGGATCGGTGATGCCTTCGATCGCCGCCTCGACCTCGTGCACATGCCGGTGCAGATACTTTTTCGCGACCGCCGCCGGCCCGGCATGACCGGTGATGAAGTCGCTCAAGCGATCGGGCACGCCATTCGTTTCCAGCATCGTCTTCACCGTGTGGCGATGCGAGTGAAACGACTTTTGCGGGTCGGGGGTCTTCCCATCGGGCAGGAACCCGATCCCGAGCTTGTGCAGCCAGCGCCCGAGCCGGTTCGACGCATCTTTATTCCGCCTTCCTTTGTACGGCGTCAGATTAGGGAAGAGATAGCTGCCCGGCGGGAGGCTGTCGACATAAGTCATAAAGTCGTCGCGCATTGCCGAGTGCAGTGTCACCCAGCGTTTTGACTTCTTGGTCTTGAGCACCTTTTCGGGACCGACCCGGTGGCGGGTGTCGATAAAAAACACCGGCACCCCGTCTTCGATCTGGATATCTTCCTTGTGCGCCTCCGCGAACTCAGCTACCCGCATCCCATGAAAAACGCCAAGCAGGTTGCCGTGCCGCAATAGCGGGTCGGTCTCGTTGCGCGCGGCGGTGATGATCGTCGCGCGTTCTTCCTCGGTGAAATCCTCGCGCGTCTCGCCGGTGTTCTTCTCGTATTCGAGTTCGGCACTCGGATCGCTGGTGATCCGTTTCTTCTTGTACGCGAGATTGAACAGCGCCTTGATGTAGATGATATGATCGCGGAGCGCACCGGGGCCGAGGTACTTGCCATCGGGCTGCTTCGCCAGGAGCACCTTCTCGACATAGCGGTGCAGATCGGCGTCGGTGACCTTCGCCATGTCACCGTGCCCCAGATAGCCGAACAGTCGGTCCATCTTGCTGCGGACGCGATCGAGCGTGACGGTGCTGGTCTGCTTACCTTTTTTACCGCGCCGGTAGTCGACCCATAGTTCGATGATCTCGGTGTAGGGCACGACCCCACAAGTCATGTTGACAACATGAGTTTCGACAGGTTCGGGGGTAATGACGAGGTCGGGGACCATGCCGCTGGCGAACCGCGCCATGACCCGCTTGAGCACCGCGTCCTCCAGATCGAGCCGGCGGCGGGCGGCGGTCTGTTTGTCGCGCAGCATCCCGATCTCGTGATCGAGCGCGCGGCTCACCCATTCACCACCGTTGAGCCGGTGCTCAGCGACCTCGATCCTGGCAAGGAAATCGTCGATGATCGTCGACGCCCTCCTGGTGCCGACGAACTCTGTCAGCGCAGCGACCGGCTGGCCGCTTTTCCCTGTGACAAGGTGCCGCAGGCGGGGTGGCACGTCGACTTTGATCTGCTCGCGACCCCTGACGATCCGGGTATATGGCATATGTGCGACCCGCATTGATTCGGACTCCCTCATTCGGATTCATCGGAGCCCTGGAGACGCGCAGATATGCTAGAGTTCAGGGATGTCAACGAGTTGTGTTAGTCGTGGCTGGGCCGGACGAGCCAGCCCAAACCGGTTCCTGATGCCAGCATTTCTGCGGTGTTCGGGCTCCTGTCTCACACCGAGACGGACTCAATTATCGCGGGGATTCGGATTCATCGCAAATCGTTTTCAGTGGGTTAGGGCGGGTTGACGGGGCCGGGGGTCGGGCCTATCTCGCCGGGCTATCCAACGGGAGGATGCCCATGAGCGACAGCACGATTATGGCCGCGATGGACTTCACGATGAACCATGAGATGAAGATGCCCCACCTCTCCCCCGAGCTTCAGCAGGAGATCGAGAGGCTGCGCGATGAACTCGCATCGAGGGGCACGCCTGCCGGTACCACCGGCAAAGGCATCGATGGCGCGATGTATATGGCGACGGGGGGCAAGATCGAAAAGCTGACCGCCTTCGAGACCGGGTTTTTGATGGGCCGCATGTACGAGCAGAACAAGGGCAAGGTTTCGGGCTGATGCGCTATCCGATTTTCTATCCCCGTGCAGGGGTCAGCATCTAATTTTATCCCCAATGCACGGGTCAACATTGAAAAATCCGGTTGACAGCCATCCTCGACCTGCTCAGTTCTTACCCCAGACCTGAGTGGAGGAGAGCGGCATGCCTGATGACATTGGCTCGCGGCGAATGGCGGACCTGTTTGAGCAACTGCGTAGGGTCCGCGCCGCCCCCGGAGCGCGCTATGAGACCGAGGACGTTTGCACGATCCTGTATCTGGTCGCGCGTGGTTACAGTGTGGCCGAGATCGAACGCCGCACCTTGGTCGGGCGTAGCACGATCAACCGGTGGCGGGATTCATACGAGGACGGGACGATCACGCTGCGCTACCCGGACATTCGCGAAGTCATGGAAAAGTTCCAGATAAACGTACTACCGGAGCAGCGAGTGCGCCGCGAGCGCCCTATGTTGGTGTGGCAGCAAACCGCACGGCGTCTGGAGGATCGCCCCAACCCCTATTTGGGCGAGACCGTGGAACACGAAGAGACCACCGACTAAGCGCGGGTCGCAGCGGGGCGCCTGCCGCGCCCCGTCTGACGCACCATCCGTTATTCCGCATCGTATTTTCGGACGGCGCCCCGGAGAAGAAGCGCAAGCAGCTTACCGCCTATCTGACGTTCACCGGCACCAAGGCCGAGATGCGCGAGCGGATGAAGGCGCGCGAGGAATTCGAGGATTATCTCGAAGCCGAACGTACGCGCGTGCAGGAAGAATTGCTGTTGACCGACACCGGGGCGTTCGCTGAGTTGCAGGTTTTGCTCGACGAGATGAACAACGATCTGCTCGAATTCGACAAGCAGACGAAACCGCTGCGCGACATTTTGGCTGCGATCCAAGCACTAATCACACCAGAGTGTTAATGCCAAAGCAGGATTGTATTGCCGCTACCTGTGATTTAGTATCTCCCGTGTAAGCCCGCAAACCGGGCACAAGGGAGACTGAGAACATGCGTGGACTTCTATATGCAGCGGCGGTTGCCGTGGTGCTCGGTGGGTCGGCGGCCGGGCCGGCGCGAGCGGAATGCCCTCCGAGCATCCTGTCGAAGGGTGACATATTCGATTTTATGCAACGCTCTGAAGAATGCGAAACAATGGAGCGGCAAGAGAACGAGATCGAAGAGCAGCGGATCGAGATCGAGCGGTTGCGGGATCGCAACGCCGACCTTGAAATAGAACATCGCTATTAAGGGAGGTTACGATGATCTTTATCTCGGGCCTCTTTGTGGCAATCATCATCGCTTCCTGCTGCGAAAGTTGGAAGCCGGTGCTGATTGCGTCGGCCATCGTCGGCGCCATCGGCGGCCTGTTGGGTGTCGGTCTTGCGTTTATGGCGGCGGATGTGGAGTTCAAGCCTGCTCCAGATGCCAACGTGATCGTACTCACATTTCTGCTGACCATACCGCTGTTTATGGCGAAGGCAGCGGCGTGCTATGGGATCAAGCTCGGTATCCGCCAATTGCGGCGCACCCCGGCTGCGAACTAGAACCGTGGACAGGGCGGCTGATATTGGCTTTGGTCTGGTTTTTCTTTCGCTGGGGATCGCCAATTTGGTCGCCGGCTTCATCCTGCTTTTTTCATTCGCGGTCGGGTTCCCGACCGCAATGGACGATGCCGGCTGGGCGTCGTGGTGCATCTTCAGTTTGCCGATTACCCTATGGTTGGAATACGGCGAGCCGCCAGCCGGATTGCACCAACGATGGAAGCGCTGGCGCTGATCAGAACGGCGAGAACGGGGGCGGCTGGTACGGTCTAAAACCGATATAGGTGCGCCCCTGTTCCTTCTGCAACGCCTTGTTGGTGCGCTGCCACCAGTCGGGATTCATGGCATGGTAGATATGCCATAGCAGCAGATAGTTCATCGCACCGCGAAGGTAGACCAGATTGGCGTACGGGATGCGGCCGGTCAGCGGTTTGATATATTCCGTCCAGAAATGCCGCTCTTCCTTGATCGCATCGAACTGCGTCTTCGCCGGCAGACTCATAAAATCGTGGAAGGCATTGATGACCGATGCCGCCATGCCGAGTACCGGACCACCGGCCAATGCCGTCGTGCCACCAAACGTCGGACGGTTGAGTTCGCCGAACAGCATGTCACCGAAGATGCCGAGCCCGCCACCGCGAGAAAACCAATAGAGACCAAGGTTGCCGGCTTCACCGACATTGCGTGGTTCGCGCGGTGGCAGCCCGCTCGCGAGGTCTTGGATGGTCGACCGCAGATAACCGCCGAGGGTTGTCGCGGCGATGATCGCACCCATCCCCCACACCATTTCATTACGGGTCAGGCTCTCGTGTATCTGCCGCATATAGACTTGGGTGACCGCTGCCAGCGGCCATGACTTGAACTGCATCGCGGCGGCTTGTAGTTCCCGACCCCAGGCCGTCTTGGCACCACCAAACATCGCCTGCTCGCGGGCACCCGGTGTGACGACGACATGGTCGGCGGCATCCTGGTAGAGCATCCCCAGCCGGTCGGACAGGTTGGTCTGGAAATTGGTCACCGCGCGACCGACCGCCGCTGCATCCATCTTGCTGGTGATCGTGCCGCGCTGACGTAGCAGCGTTTCGATGGCATTGCGATCGATCGTGTTGACCACGTCCGGGGTCAGGTAGCTCTTGCCATTGGACTTCAACAATGTGCCGCTCTGGAGCAGTTTCCACTCGTCGGCACCGACCCCGTAGAACTGGAGCATCTGCCGGGCATGCGCATCGAGTTGGTCGAACCCCTTGCTGAGGTAGCGGGCATACGAGTTCGCCAGCATTTCCTTCCAGCCGGCCTTGATATGATCGAACAGATAGGGCAGCCCGGTATACTTCATGTACGTGCCCTGCGCCGCCGACACCATGCCGGGGATCATGTACCCCTCATCCTTCGACCACGACCAGCCACGGGCGAAATGGTCGACATTGTTGCGGATCATGCCGTCGCCGAAGGCACCGAGTTGCGAGTTGAGTTCGCGGGTATCGGCCGCCGACAGATTGCGGAACATCGAACTGATCATCGTGCCGAGCCCGGTCAACCGCGACACCCCATGATAGGGCGCCTCGGCAACCGTCGTGCCGAACAGCGAGGACGCATGGGTTAGCTGCACCGCACCCAATGATGCCATGTCGGCAACCGAACGGGCGGTGCGACCGATCTGCGCCGCCATCTCGTTCTCGGCGAGATCATGCGTCCCGTCGAGTTCCTTCATAATGTTCTGGGCGCCGCCGGCTTGCTTCTTGAACGCATCGGCGGCATCGAGATGGTTGTCGCGGTGCAGTTGCTCCGAGACCTGCCGGATCACCGTATCCAACGACGCACCGGGATTGGTGCCCCAATAATGCATCAATGCTGCCTGCCGGGCGTTCTTGTCGGTGCTCTGCATCAACAGGTTGAACCAGTCGCGCGAGGCGCCGTACTGCGCCATGTATTCCGCCCAAGCATCGCCGTTCTTCCAATAGAGGGTGCGAGCTTGCGACAGCTTGCGGGCGATGTTGTAGCCACCCGGTTCGAACTTCGGCCCCTGTGTCAACCCGGTGCGCAGATGCACGCCATCGTAGAGCGCCTTGAAAACCGCCTTGCCGAATTCCTCGCGGGCAGCGGGATCAGCACCAACATCGGCGAAGGTCTGATCGGATAGCTTATCCTTGACCACCGACCACCAGCGTTGGAATGCCTCATCGGAATTGGCGACCGGTGGGAGATCGCGCCCGCCGCGCCGCAGTAGTTTGACATCGTGGCTGGTCGTCGCGATCCAGTCCTTCGGATCGCCGATGCGGGCGCCTTCGGCATTGAGCCGGGCGCGTTGCGCCTCCTGGCTCTCGATGATGATCTGCGCGATCTTGCGAGCCGGCGATGCATTCGGGTCGACGGTGACCTGCCCCTGGCGCAGTTCCCATATCTCGTGCGCGATTGACTTGAACATCTGCGGATCGGCCGCCGCCTCGGTCAATGCCGCCTTGTCGAGCTTGGCGAGCGGCACCGAACGCCAGTTGTGCGATAGCCAGTTGCGCAGACTTTGCACGTTCTCCTTGTTCTGCGCCTCGATCCAGACCAATGACGACTTCAATGCCTTGATCGATTGCTTGGCCGCCTTGATGCCGGTGCCACCAGCGGTGAATGGCGCGATGATTTCGGTCTTGCGTTCGAGCCGCTTCGCGGTATTCGCGATCACATCGGCTTTCTGGTTGGCGGCAAAGTCTTTCAGATCGCGTGATAATTGCCATGCGGCGGTGACGATCGGGTCCTCGACACCGCTGGTGCGCTGCCGTTCAGCCGCCTCGGAAACCTCTTCGAGGAGTGCCCGTGCTTCTTCCTTGCCGATCGATCCTCGGGTGGCGATGCGAGCAATACAGCGTGCGTAGTTCGACTCGGTGATATCCATCGATTTATTTAATTACCCACCCTTGAGGCACATCGCGGCTTCCTGATAGGCACCTTCCTTGAGTTCGGCTTGCTCGACCTGCCGGTGCGCCTCCATCAATTCCGCCTTGTCTTCTTCGGTCAGGTTGCGGTTGGCGAGTTCCGGATAGACCTGCTCGAATGTCTGCGGCGCTCGCGCTTCTGGTGCCGGCGTTGCGGGCGTCGGGACTTTCCCGGTCGCCTTGCCGTTGGCATCGATCACGCCATCCTTGATGAGTTGATCGCGCAGTGTGGCAGCTTGGTTGTAGCCGACCCCGAGTTCCTGTTGGATGCGGCTCGATGCAATCGATCCCTCATTGCGAGCGATCTCGGCCATCTGGGCATAGGCATCTTGGGCAGGCACGGTGGTTGCCGGCTGTATCCAGTTCTCCGGTGGTTTGGTGAGGGTCTGTACCGGCGGCTGTTTCGCAGCGGCGGCAGCGGTGGTCTCGACCTCGCCGGTCGCCCGCACCAGATCGTCATGCGCGATGCCGGGTGCGATGCCGGTCTCTTTCCAGGCTTTCTCGCGGTCGACGAGACCGGTGAAGTTGCGCATCATGAAATCGCGCTGCCGCTGGAATAGGTCTTCGGCGCGTCGACCAGTCTCGGCGGCGGTCGCGAGCGCGATCGTCTGATCGGCGCGCTGGAAGATCGGTGCCAATTTTGTCG